TAGATATTCTTAAAGAAGCACTCTTTAAGTTCCAGTTAGAACGAAATGGACTGACTGGAACTCCTTATGAATTAACACTTGTTTGTGCTACTAATTCTGCTGGTGCTGATGTTTTTGCTTCACTGGATTGGGAAGAAATTAGTAGGTAATTTTTTATGTCTGACAACATTTATCTTGGTAACCCAAACCTTAAAAAAGCAAATACCCCTCACGAATTTACTAAAGAGCAGATTAGTGAATTTATCAAATGCAAACAAGATCCTGTTTATTTTGCTGAAAACTATGTAAAGATTGTTTCTCTGGACGAAGGTCTTGTACCTTTTGATATGTATAAGTTTCAGAAAAAATTAATCAGAAACTTTCACAACAACAGATTTAATATCTGTAAGATGCCACGACAAACTGGTAAGTCTACTACTTGTGTGTCTTTTCTTTTGCATTATGCCGTCTTCAATGACAACGTAAATATCGGTATCCTGGCAAACAAAGCAGCAACTGCAAGAGAACTTCTTGGTAGGTTACAGACTGCATATGAGAACTTGCCAAAATGGATGCAGCAAGGTATCCTAGTATATAATAAAGGCAGCATGGAGTTGGAAAATGGCAGTAAGATACTGGCAGCTTCTACATCTGCGAGTGCTGTCAGAGGCATGTCGTTTAATATCATCTTCCTCGACGAGTTCGCTTTCGTTCCAAACCATATTGCAGACTCGTTCTTTGCATCTGTTTATCCTACTATTACTTCTGGTAAAAGCACAAAAGTCATCATCGTCTCAACGCCACATGGCATGAATCATTTCTACCGTATGTGGCATGATGCCGAACGGAGTAGAAATGAATATGTTGCAACTGAGGTTCATTGGTCTGAAGTTCCTGGAAGAAATGCAAAGTGGAAGAAGCAAACTATTGCCAACACTTCAGAAGAACAGTTCCGTGTTGAGTTTGAGTGTGAGTTCCTTGGATCTGTCGATACTTTAATCAGTGTCTCGAAGTTGAAGACACTGGTTTATAATGATCCGATTAGAAAGAATGCTGGTCTAGACATTTATGAGAACCCGAAGGAAGACCACAACTACATCATTACGGTCGATACAGCTCGTGGAATCGATGGTGATTATTCTGCTTTTATTGTATTTGACATAACCAATTTCCCATACAGGGTGGTAGGAAAATATAAGAGTAATGAAATTAAACCGATGCTATTTCCAAGCATCATCATTGACGTTGCTAAAGCATATAACTATGCCTATACACTAATTGAAGTTAATGATATTGGTGACCAGGTAGCATCTATTCTATTCTTTGACCTTGAGTATGAGAATGTGTTGATGTGTGCCATGCGTGGTCGTGCTGGTCAGATTGTCGGTTCTGGTTTTTCTGGACAGAAGACCCAGCTGGGTGTAAGGATGACGGCTGCCGTCAAAAAGTTAGGATGTTCTAACCTTAAAACTCTTCTTGAAGATGACAAGTTGGCAACATGTGACTATGATATCATCGCAGAGTTAACTACATTTGTTCAGAGAAAGAATACATTCATGGCAGAAGAAGGTTGTCACGATGACCTTGCCATGTGTCTTGTTATTTTCTCTTGGTTAGTAGCACAAGACTACTTCAAAGAGATGACTGAACAAGATGTTCGGAAGAAAATCTATGAAGAACAAAAGAACCAGATTGAACAAGATATGGCTCCATTTGGATTTGTTCTGGACGGCATTCACAATGATGATGGTTTTGTAGATAGTGAAGGAACTAGATGGAGTTCTGGTGCTGAGTATGGTGATATGTCATATATGTGGGAATATCACTGATGGATTTTGATGAAGAGTTTGAACTAGAACATCTTCTCTTCCATCATAGAAAGTGCAGATCTTGCTTTAAGGTTAAGGATCTTATATCCGATTTTTATAAGACTAGAAGGGGTAGTGGTCCCTCATCATATTCGTATGAATGTAAGGAATGCACCATTTGCAGAGTTTCTAATGCAAGAAAAGCGGGCAAGTCCTCACAATGGGAATATCCTGACTGGTAGTGTGTTCACTCATTGTTTCCCCAATGTAAACATACCAAATAATAAATAACTCTAGCATTATTTGGATTTCATAGGGAGAGAAAGATGCCGCTGAACTTAGCATCTCCTGGTATTGTCGTAAGAGAAGTAGATCTTACTTCTGGAAGGGTTGACCCTACCTCAGATAAGTCTGCTGGTATTGTTGCACCCTTTGCGAAAGGACCAGTAGAGACTCCTACATTAGTCGAAACTGAAGCAGACCTGCTGAACACTTTCGGTGAACCATACGCTGCTAACAATCACTACGAGTATTGGTATACTGCTTCTTCTTATCTTGCCTATGGTGGGGTACTGAGAGTAGTAAGATCCGATAACTCTGGATTGAGCAACGGTCTTGTTGGTACTGCTACAACAGTCAAGATCAAGAGCAACGATGATTATGTAAACCAAGGTTATGACACTAATGTCATCAATGGTGTTACTGTTATTGCCAAAAACCCTGGAACATGGTCGAACGGAATTAAAGTTGCTATCATCGATGGTAGAGCAGATCAGATTCTTACTGGTTACTCTGGTACTTCCGTTTCTGTCGGTTATGGTGTAAGTCAGAAAGTTCCTGCCAATACAGTTGTTGCTGGTGCTGGAGCAACTTCTGTTCTCGATGGATACTTCAAGGGTCTTGTCACCAACGTTGGTGCTGGAACAAGTCTGGAAGTTAAGTTTACTCACCACGTTTCTGCTGCTGGAACAGTAACTGCCTACGATTATCAACCAGGTGGTACTTACAGATTTGCTAACTCTGCTGACGGAGGAGCTCCTGCCACTGGACTGTATATCTTTGATAACAACGGTTCCCTGATGGGAATCTCCACCTACACTGCTCAGCAAGATTGGTTCGATCAGCAAGAAATCACACTGACATCTGGCAATGTCAAGTGGAATAGAATTGCTAACAGACCTACCACAACTGCTTATGGTGCTGATCGTAACGCAAGAAATGACGAACTGCACGTTGTAGTATATGACGATCTCGGCAAGGTATCTGGCAATGCTGGAACCATTCTTGAGAAGCACCTGAGCCTCTCTAAGGCAACTGATGCTGAGTTCTCTGCTGGCACTGCTCAGTATTGGAGAGCATGGTTACAGTTCAACTCCACCAACATCTTTGGTGGTGGTCAACCTCTCGGTGTTACCACAACTGGTTTTACTGCTAATGCTGGAACTGGTTACGGTCTGTTTGCTGATGGTGGTTGGGATCAAAAGGTTGCTGACATTGTATTTGATGGATACGGTGCTGTAACATCTACTCTTTCTAATGGTAAGGACTACGGTGGAGCAACTGGTATCACAACCAACTCTGGACTTTCCGTTAACGTTGGTGATCTGGCAACTGGTTACGACCTGTTTGAAAATCCAGATGATTATGACATCGATTTCCTGCTGATGGGATCTGGTGCTCATGGTAGAGAAGAGACTCAAGCAATTGCTAACAAAATTATTGCCATTGCTGAAGAGAGAAAAGATGTAGTCGCATTTGTTTCTCCATATCGTCAGGCATTCCTTGCTGATGGTGCTTCTATCTCTCTTAACTCTACCGCAACCATCACCGACAATCTGGTAAGTTACTACTCTGCTATCACATCGTCTTCTTATGCGGTGTTCGATAGTTCCTACAAGTATACCTACGACAGATTTGGTGATACCTTCCGTTACATCCCAATGAACGGAGACATTGCTGGTACATGTGCCAGAAATGACATCAACAACTTCCCCTGGTTCTCTCCTGCTGGAACCTTGAGAGGTGCCATTCTGAATGCCGTTAAGTTGGCATACAACCCAACCAAGGGACAAAGAGACGTTCTGTATTCTAATAGAATCAACCCAGTCATCTTCTCTCCTGGATCTGGTATTGTTCTCTTTGGTGATAAGACTGGTCTGGCAAGAGCATCTGCTTTTGACAGAATTAACGTTCGTCGTTTGTTCGTCTATCTCGAAAGAGCAATTTCTGCTGCTGCCAGAGATCAGATGTTTGAGTTTAACGATGAGATCACAAGAACCAACTTTGTTAGCATCGTTGAACCTTTCCTCCGTGATGTTCAAGCCAAGAGAGGCATCACTGACTTTGTAGTCAAGTGCGATGAAACGAACAACACTGCTGCTGTGATCGATAACAATGAATTTGTTGCCGATATCTACATCAAACCCAATCGTTCCATCAACTTCATCGGTCTGACCTTCGTTGCTACTCGCACGGGTGTCAGTTTTGACGAAGTTCTCGGAGTTTAATTTAATAAAGAGGTAACAAACCGATGGCGGACTTAATTCAACAACAGAATCCCCCAAAGACAGCTGATCGAACTATCGATAGATTTAAGAGCAGATTGTCTGGTGGTATTGCCAGACCTAACCTGTTTGAGGTTGTTCTTACTTTCCCCGAAGGAGTAGTTGACCCTAGTGTTAACGATCTTGAGTCGAAAGTTAGATTCCTGGTAAAGGGTGCGGCTCTGCCCGCATCCACCGTTACCCCAATCAACATTCCTTTCAGAGGAAGAAACCTTAAGATTGCTGGTGACAGAACATTCGATGTCTGGACCGTTACGGTTATCAACGACACCGACTTTGCTATTAGAGGATCTTTCGAAAGATGGATGAACTCTATTGCTAAGGTATCCGATAACTCTGGTAATACAAATCCAGTTGACTATCAGACCGATGCTATCGTTCACCAACTTGGTCGTGCCCCAGTAACTGGTACTGGTTCTGCTCAAGACAGTGCTGTTGATCAACCAATTCTGAGAAGTTATCAGTTCCACGGAATTTGGCCAACTAACATCTCTGCTATTGCCCTTTCTTACGATAACACCGATGCTATCGAAGAATTTGATGTTGAACTTCAGGTTCAGTGGTGGGAAGCTGTTGGAAACGGTGGTTCTATTGCCTGATAAATAGGAGAATAGAACGCAAACTTTAATATGGCAAGGCTCTTTGG